ACTGCATCGAGAACTGCGTCCATTTCTGCCTTAACTGCATCACGGCGCTCGACTACTTTGTCAAGATATGACATTGAGTATTGCTCCTTATGATTGTTGGAATCGAGGTGGTGGCGATGATGCTCACGGCGCTTACGGGTGTGAGAATCGCTCCGACTTCGTATCTGTTATTTTGTAACAGAATCTTATTTTACGGTAGACGCTATTGCTTTAGCAAGACGAAGTGAAATTGTACGAGATGCTACAGGCAATTCTTCGTCCATAATTTCAACAATATCTTCGTCCAGTGTTTGTTCTTCCATTGGATTTTCTTCTTCTGTATCTTGCATTCCTAGAAGTTCAGCCATGACTTCAACTGCCTTCATTACATATTCATGGCCTTCTGAAAGATCTTCAAAGATGCTATTTAGAACTAGTAGTGATTCGCCTGAAATTTCACGGCCTTCTTTGACCGCAAGAATTGCATTTTTTAGCAATTCGCGTGCTTCTACTGAAGTTGCTGGATAAGCTGGGTAAGTTACTACTGATACATCTCCATCGGCAAGTGAGACTTCAGTTAATGTTCTTTCTGTTCGATCTACATTCCACTTTTGGCGGATCACTCTAAAAGCAAAGCTCATCTGATCTACATCGCCTCGCTCAATGAGAGCATAAAGATCTTTTGCTTGCTGAGTATCTGGTAGATCTGCTTCAAAACGAAGTCCAACTTCATCTTCATAAAGTCTAAGTGTTCCATTTTTTGTCCGTGCAAGTGGAAGTCCTTCATGATTTACTAGAAGTCTTACATCAGGAGTTTCTGTAAGCGTTTTGCGGAAAGCTCCTGGAGCAATCTTTTCAATAAATGGAAGTGGTACGCTTGCGCTATCAAATTTTGCTGCATAACCTGCCAAAGTGAGTTTATCGCCTTCAGCTCGTGTTTGTACCTCTTGCACATGGTACGTGCGGCGTTCGATTTTTTTCATTTTGCTCCTTGAGTCTACCTCTCCATCAACATTTTCCATTACTCGACCTCGTAAGCTGCTTTAGGATCTTGTGGATCTACGGTAGCAATTGGTTGTAACTGATTTGAAGGCAAACCTGTATGCGTCATTTCTGGAAGACCAACAGCTTCAGATACGGCCTTCGGATCAAATCCGACTTGGATTAGTTTGGCGGCTATGTCCGCACGCATATTTAGACCAACATCTTTTGCATCTGCTGCGTCAATATTTTGTAGCGGAACTCTGTATTGATCTCCGGACTCACCAAGTGGTGGAAGATCTTCTGTGTAACGGACATCGTTGAGACTTAAGAAACCTTCACGTAAACCTTTCTATATGCCTCATAGCGTTCTAGCGTGGTTCCGCGTAGAAGCGCGTCAAGATTAAACTTAATGAAACCATCAGACTCTGGCAATAAACGAGATAGAGATTGTTCTAACCGCTCTAGCAATGGTCGTAAGGAATGCTGTACAAATGAAAGATTCTGAGCTTCAACAGATGCAAATGACATTGCGCCTGCAACAGGGTGTCCGAGTAGTGAAACTGGAACACAGAACAAACGAGCAATTTCTTCTACACCAAAACGTCGGACTTCAATTAGTTGTGCATCTGCAGCATTAAGTTGTAATGGCTTAAATGTTGCTCCACTTGTAAGAATACCAAGTTTACCTGCACGATATGGTCCAGAGTGAGATATATTCCAATCTCTTGCAATATCTGCAGCTTGTTCTTGTGTTAATTCTCCAGGTGCTTCAATAATTCCACCAGGATTTGCTGCATTTCCAAAGTATGCTGCTGCATAGATCTCTGCGGCCATTGCTGATCCAAGAGTAACTCGAGCAGCTCCGATAGGACCAAGACCAAGTAATTGTCCAGGTAGTCTGAACATTGGTATATGAAGCATCTCGTTCTTGGTCAGAACCATTGTTTTACCAGAAAGTTGATTTGATTGCATTGGGTCATATAGACCATTCTGAGGATTCCAAGGAATCGTCACAATATATTCAATATCTGCATTTGGTTCAGGGCGACGTAATCTTACATACTCTGGGTTAATGCAATAAAGTTCTGTTACATCTCCCATTTCATCGCGTGGAGTAATAATAAAAGCATTGCCATGAAGATTTAATGATGCAATTACTTGTTCAAAGAATTCTAGACGAGTTGTATCTGGATTTGGTTGATTTATCCAGTTTGGCATTGATCCATAAACTGCTGCATAATTGATGCGAGCGCGACCACGTCGCACATATGCGCTCAGTGGCAATGATGAAATAGTGTCACCAAGTAAGCGAACACAAGCATAAACGGTCGACATTCGAATGGCGGATTCCGCATTTACATCAACTCCGGCAGGAGTTGCATAAGCAGGTCTACCTGGAATTAGCGGCTCAACAAATTGATTGGTAGCGCGTTTTTCACCGGCTACACGTAGTCGCTTTGATAGGCTCATCTATTAACCTTTTCTTTTGTCTGATACCAACCATCGTCCCATAGAGTTAAAAGTCGCTCAAAGTATTGTTGATATTTGAGTTGGATTGTTTCTAATGAGTACTTGGCTATTGCTTGTTTTCGAATATAAGATCTATCTAGATCTTTGACATTTTCTGCTGCTTCCATAAAGTCCTGTAGCGTTCTGCAACGATACCCGGTTACTCCATGAATATTAGTTTCTGTAAATGCTCCCCAGTCAGTTGTTATTGTAGGAGTTCCACATGTTTGTGCTTCAACTACAATGTTACCAAATGGTTCAATGTAAGTAGTTGGTGCAAATAAGGCAATTGCATCTCCCATTAGTTTTGCTCGTTCTTCAGGGCCAATATTGCCTATAAACTCACCATAACCGGTTCCTCGTTCGTCACCAGGACCAGCCAAAATCAATCTTTTACCTAAACGTTCACAAACTTCTTGAGCAATTCTAAAACCTTTACGCTCAATCATTCGGCCAATATAAAAGTAGTAATCGCCTTTGCCGGATCCCTTTGGAAACATATCTGTCTCTAAGTAACCTGGTATTACATCATCGAAAAAATTGCCATCTACTTGAGTCGGATTCTTGTATGCTGCATATATTGAATGCATCCACGCATATGACTCAAAAACTCTATATTGAGCAAATGTTCCGCCGTAACCAATTCCAAACTCAACTGACATGTGTTTTGGAAAAGCATCGGCTATTTCTTTATGAGCATATCCACCAATCAGACAAATAAAATCTTTTTCTTGGATCCGTTTTGCTATCTCTACTTTGACATTATCGTTAAATATTTGCCAATGCGGAAGTTTTGTATCAAATGATCCAGTTGTGTAATGCTGACCTTGTAATGAATAAGATCTTATTTGTTCTGATATGCAAGATATATGTTCTGTAACAGGTGCTTCATTTTCATCTCCGGCATAAAGATAAACTTCATGACCTAGATTATTCATCATAATACAAAAGCGCCTTACTTTTTCAGTAAATGCGCAACTTGTAAAGTCTTTAGTTGTATTAGTATGTGGAAGCGACACAACATGAAATCTCATTGGTCCCCCGACCTTATTTATAGAACGATTGTTGCTGCTTCTTCTGCAGTCAAAGGCTCTCCAGCAACCAACTTGTTGCGTGCTGAGACTTTAAGTGCGGCGATTCTTTCAGCTTCTGCTGCTTCAGCAGCTCTTTCAGCTTCTCGCTGTGCAGTCCACTCTTGAGCTTGTGCAATTTCTTCATCAGTTAATTCAATGATATTTTTAAGAATAAATTCTTTTGATAATAAACCTTCAGGAGCAAGCGCTGCAATTTCAAACTTACTTTTAAATAATTCTAATTTCTGTTGTTGAGCAACTGAACTTGGGTTTGATAATTTTAGGGTAAAGTTTATTAAATCCTCGCCCGTAAAACCATGTGCAAATAAATGGATAATTGCTAATTTATTTAATTCTGAAACAATTGTTCTTTGAACCATTTGAACAGAACGAGAAAATCTAATATCTTCTTGCGCTAACGTTGCTTTACTACTTAATGCTTCATCAAATCCAAGATATGCTTTTGGAATTTTTAGTGCAGCGAATAATTTCTTTTGAATATATTCAACGTCTTCAACCGCTGCTGTATTTTGTCCACCAGCTAACGTATCAATCTTTGTACCTGTATCTCCCCCTCTAACAGGTATAAAATAATCTTCATCTACACTCATAGGGTTATACCTCAAATCAACCCTTCCAGTGCTTCTATCTATAACCTGATTACTTCTAAGAGCTGATCTCTGTTGTTCCATATAATTAGGAATTTGATCAGGTTCTATATTACCAACATCAACATAGAATACCCTTCTATCTGGAGCTCTTACAATTCTATAGACTAACATTGCGTCTTCTATTAGAATTAATTGTCTCCAAATTCTTCTTGCTGGATCTAATACAGATGTACCATAGGGAGAATACTTATCATTACCCAGTACACGAAAGTGAGCGATCTGCCAGTTCTCAAAAGTTAAACCACCAGCATTCCACTGGAACTGAATATAATTTGGATTAGTTTGATCTTCACCCTCTAGTCTCTCAATCTCTTGAGTCGGAAGGCCAATTGCTGATTTAACACCCAAGACTTCATCTGTATCAAGGTATAAAAAGAAATCTCCATACTTACACATTGTTCTTGCCCAGTTAAAGAGGTTTGATTCAATGTTTAGTGTTTTATAGAATAAAGTATCAATAATGTTTTTGATTTCTTCATTATGGCAATCAATCTTTAATAGTTTTGAAACCTCTGTAAAGGTCGTCATTTCATCTGCATAAACATCAAGAGCAGATGCCAACTCTGGATAAAATTCCATTTGCTCAAAGTCAACATATCTTTCTGCACGGCTTTGAATAGCCATGTTTCCAGAACGAAGTGAATCAAACGGGTTATAAACATTTTTCTTATATGATAAACCCTGCAAGGAATTAAAACGACTTGCATATTTGTCTAGCTGATATTTTCTTTCTCTTGATGGTTTTTGCGCTCTAAAGTTAACAATTGGGCCAGAAAATAACTTGGTTAATCTCTTGAATAAAGGAGAATTATGATTTTGTATATTTTTTGTATAATCTGGTTTTTTGTCTGCCATATTTTATTCTCACTTTAGCCAAGAAAATTCTCTTGCATTGTTATAGGCTTCTGCCCATCTTTTTCTTTTCTCTGCGGTAGCATGTTGAGGCATTCCTGGTATTGATGACTCAAATGTTCTACCGCCAACTGACAATCCTGTTATGAATGCTTGACGATATTGTACATCTCTTTGGGAAATAATTAAGGCCCCTTCTCTTACCCAACAGGCAATAGCAAGGGACATTACTAAATCGTCATTACAACCTTTAATTGCCTCCGCTTTGCCGTTATTCCAAACAAATGTTTCTAACTCTGTAATTAGTCTTTCGGAATTGATTTTTACAGACTTGGTTCGTAAAAACTCTTCCATTTTTGCAATAGCAAGAGGACGCATCTTAACATTGGTAGAAAACCCAGGAACAGCGCTTGAATCATATGTCGCCGTCATTGGCTCAATAAAATCATAACTTGATTTTTTATGATGATAAATGGCTGGATGTCTCATTGATTTGAGTTTTTCTAGAACTCCATATCCAAATGAATTATTCTCTACAATGGTTAAACATAGACCATAGTCTTTTGATATTTGAAACAAAAGGTCGGCATAAAGTTCTGGAGTTATTTTACCTTGATACTCTGCCACTTGTTC